CCAGTTAAAGTCCACAATGTATTAACTACATAGTTTGGTTGATTCGGTACGTTAGGTAGTGTGTACATGGAATTAATTGTCCAAGTCCAAGTTGTTACTGTTGCCATTTAATTCTCCTATTAAGGGTGAGTTGCTTTGTATGCGTCAAATTCTGCTTTAAGTTCTTGAATTGCCCCTACAAGATACGGTACTAAATTAGGTGTTAACCCTAACAAAGTATCTGTACCAGCAACTTCTTTTTCTTCTGGGTTAGCAGCGTGTTCATTAACTTGGTCAGGCAATACTTGTTGATATTCTTGTGCAATGAACGAAATATCTTTTTTCTTATCGCCAGTTTTATAATTAAATGATACTGGTCGTAACTTAGTAATAATGTCTAAGTTTCCTGTTAGTGTTGCAATGTTTTCTTTGATTCGCCGGTCAGAAGTAACTGACCATAAAGTTGAATTATTGCTTTGATAGCACGGAACAGATATATAACCCGTATTTGTACCTTTACCTACCGCACCAGCACCAATTGTTATTTCATTTGAAGCAGCAGAACTAGAACCGTTTGCAGTGTAACCGATTGTTATGTTATTGTTACCTGTTGTATATATGTACCCAGCCTGATAACCTAATGCTGTATTCTGCGCCCCTGTTGTGTTGTTATATAGCGACTGATAACCTATTGCGGTATGGCTATTTGCAGTGGTGTTTGCTTGTAATGATTGAAACCCAATCGCTGTATTGTAGTTACCAGTTGACGTACCTGATGCACCTCTTAATGCACCCCCACCAACACCTACGTTATAGCCACCAGTAGTAATAAAATTTGCTGCTTGTGCGCCAACAAACGTGTTATCAGTTCCAGTTGTGATGTTTTGACCAGCATATTGACCAATCAATGTAGTTGCGTATACAGCATCACCACCACTTTTACTAAAACTATAACCTGCTGAGTAACCAAGCAAAGTTAAACCAGTGCCAGTAGTATTTGAATACCCAGCCTGATAGCCAACTGCGGTGTTATTAGATGCGGTGGTGTTTGAGTAAAGAGCATTTGTTCCTACTGAAGTATTGTAATTTCCAGTAGTATTTTGATATAAAGCAGTAAACCCTAATCCAACATTTGAACCGCCAGCTGTGTTTAATTGTAAAGACTGCTGTCCAACCCCCACATTGTTTGTTCCTGTGGTGTTTGTGGTTAGTGATAAATATCCAATACCTGTATTACTACCACCGCTTAATGAACCTGATGCCAACGCATTATAGCCTAATGCTGTATTTCCACCAACTGCGTTTGAACCCTTACCAACAGTAAGACCTGATATAGATGCGTCATTAGCTAAAGTTAAGCTAGTGCCGTTAAACGTCATGTTGGCACTATCTACTAAAAGACCGCCTGTACCGTTGTAATTTACTCGACCAGCAGTTAATCCTGAATCGGTCAAAGATGTTACTACTGCCGTGCTTGGTGTAGTTGCTCCAATTGTGCCGTTAAATGCACCTGATGTTAAAGTTAATCCAGATATTGTGGTTGCTGTACCTCCAAGACTAACACTTGTACTACCGATAGTTACCGAGCTATTGCTCAAATAACTATTAGGAAAAGTAACCGCTACACTAGATATAGTTGTGTTGGTTAATGTTAAGTTACCAATACTTGTAGTTGTATTTCCTAAATAAACTGCTGTATTACCAAGCGTAATCGCTGTAGCAAAATTTGAGTCCAATTGACTCAACGGTATAGATGATGTTGCCGTAGCAAATGTATATGGGACTGTCATGTTAGAACCTCGCTCTTAATTCATGTTCAAATTCAAAGGTATTCACAACAAATGCAGCAGAGTTAGATGTCAGTGTTAACCCTAAGTATTTACCCCATTGCTGTGCATCTGATTTGTATAAATAATAACCGCTAGTAAATAACCAATATATTACCTGACTACTGTTATTTATCCAATTTAAATCTGTTCCTACATTGTTATACCAAAGCACATTATTCTGTAATGTGTACGGTGGACTAGAGCCTTGTTGACTATCTACCGTTACATTAAATATTGTACTATTTGCTGTAGTAACTTCAACCCCGAATTTAAGTGCTTGTTTGTCACGAATAGGGTCATTCATTGGCATTAATGCAGTTTGAATAATACTTGAAACGCTGCTGGTTTTATCAGCGTATAGCTGATAAAGTGCGCTGTTTTCTGTACCGTATAAATTAACTTTTCCACCTACCGGTGCAGAAGTAATATATTGTAAATTGTTACCTTGGCTTGTAAAAAACCATTTTTTCTCAAAAAATACTGCTTGAATGTAACGGTATGAATTAGTAAATACCGCATCATAATATCTAAAGTTAAATGCAGCACACAGAATATTATTTACTAATACCTGACCGGCATATACAGGGTATGTAAAGTCGATGTTGGGAAAAATACCGTCTAATGGGTCTGAAATCTTACTGGTTGTAGAACCTACTAAAGCGTAGATTCCGTAATCGTTCATAAATAAAACAGAACGGAAATAAGGGAAAATAGCATCGGCTCGTTTAGAACCAACAGAGGCAGAGACGTTAGTATTAGTGAATAAAGTAGTACCATTGGTTTGCACCCTCACGTCAGAAAATACGTTAATCGAATCATCACCAAATAAATACAAAAAGTTGTTTGCCGCTAATAATTTGAACAAATTACCGTGTAATGTGGAATCAGTTAATATAATATTTCCTGCAGACACACTGGTAAAGTCGTTGTAGGTTCCAGCAGCCGAATAATACACTTGCCTTCCTGCTGCAATCCAAACTCGACCACTGAAAGAAGCGACATCCACGTTAGGAGTATTGTTAATAGTAGCTTGAATACTTGCATTGGCTCCACCGCCTCCACTTAATGTAACAGTTAAATTTGCAATGTTAGTATATCCACTACCCGGATTGGTCATCACAATGGTAGATATAGCATTGCCATGTACGACTGCTGTGGCACTTGCACCTGTTCCGCCACCACCAGAAATATTAACAGTTGGTGTACCGGTATAACTATCACCGGGATTGGTGACTGCAATAGATACCGTGCCTGTAGCAAAAGTTACAATACTTGCAACCGCATTAGCTCCTGTACCTCCGCCTCCGGCAAAAGTAATAGATGGTGCCTGTGTATATCCTGACCCAGCTTCTGTAAGCGTTACTGATGTAACTGCGTTATTTGAAATAGTTGCAGCAGCAGTTGCTTGTATACCGTTAGCGTCATTAGGAGCAGAAATCACCACAGACGGTGCTGCAGTATATGCTGAACCACCGCTAATTAAAGCTATTTGTCCAACACTGCCTACAAAGATGGTGTTGTTCCCATCCCATACATAGTATCCCTTATTAGGGTCTATGATGAGCATATCTTGGTTTTTCCACTGACTAACTGCAATTCCAGCATTAGAAAATTTACCTGCATTACCAATTGTGACTAATTGTTTGCTTTGTAAATTAAATCCTTGAGCCGAACCATCGTCTTTAAATGCAACAACGTAATCATTTAGACCAATATTAACGGATGATAAATAAGTGACGTTAGCAGAAAAGACGACTGCATTACTTGCATTATCTGTAATTGCCGAGCGTTGACCGGTAATTTTAAGATTGGAGTAGCCAATTGGCATGGCATTTTCTAGCCATGAAAATTCTGTTTCTTGTATTGCTGTTCGGTTCGCTTTGGTATTAACAGTAGTGAACTGTTTAATGACCTGATACGATTTTTTCTGTTCAGGACTTTGTGCCATATTACAACACCGGCTGGTAAGGGTTTGGCATCCGTCTAGTAAATGTAGAGCTTAATGCAGCCTGTATTTGCTGGTTATATTGTTGTTTAAATATTTCCGACTCACCGTAACTTTGTTCTTTAAACTTTGCTTTATAACAAGCGTAATACGCAACCGGACTTGTATATGGGTCATTTAATTGATTGTCTACATCTGATAAATTAGTTAGTGCAGTAGGCAATATGACCGTATCCATTTCAAGTGTATAAATCTGGTCTGGAATAGGTGACAAATAAATCTGTTGTTGTCCATAAACGCTAAAGCATACAGGTTGACCAACATAGTTTTGCCAGTACCTTAACTCTGCATTAAATTGTGTCCAAGGTTTATACAGTAAAGGATACCGTGTATTACCCCAATAAATATTGACGTTAACAATATCTAGCGTATTAATACCTTGCGGTAGTGAGGCATACGGGATGATTTCTACTGGACCAGCATATTGTAAAGTAACTGTACCGTTAGTAAATGGTGTAGATGGTGGATACGTATTCTGTGCATACCCTGTATTACCCGGATAGGGTGGAGGAGTTGATGCAAACGTACCGCCAGTTACGACTGTGTACGTATAAATGTTATAAAACACTAAACTACCTGTTGTTGCTGTAGCACCACCTACCCATGCAATTGGTGCGTTAGCAGACGTTAACCCAGTAGGGTTAGATGGTGTTTGTGTAATCTGTAATGTTCGTGTACAACCCGTGTCTCTTGCAACCCGTTCTCTTGCAGAATTGATGTAATCCGTTAATTCTTGGACGCTATAAAATACAGCATTGGCATCATGCAAAAGCCTTTGACATTCTGTAACGTAACTCTGCAAAGTAGGTTGTGCCATATATTATCCATGTTAAGCAGGGCTAAGGACTTTTCCCCCCACCCTCTTGTTAGAAGGTAAGGGTACTCTTTCCACCACCGGGGGTATCGAATGGTTCTTTACTACTGGAGGAGTATTGCTAATCACAAACTTCTCCAATTTTTTTAATCCTTCCGGTATATCATTTAACGTCACAGCCCAACCAAACCTTGCAAGGTATTGTGACTTGTCTGTTGCATGATAACCAAATACATGAACTACTATTTCTTCCGGCACCTCTAGGGTTTTACCCGGCTCAAACACAAACGGTTTACCGTCCCAACTATCTGTTAGAACGGTATCCGAATTGTTTGTTACAAAGTATGTAGTCATTAGAAACTGACAACATCGCCATATACGGCAATCGTTACTGTGTTGTTGTTACCAGACGCAGTATTGACGTTGACATATAAAGCATTTGTATTAAATCCACTTACAACCGTATTGGCACTATAAGGTGATGCAATTGTTAAATCTTGATACAACCCGTTTGCAGTAATACTAACCGTTGTATTTGCTACAACCGCATTAGAAATATTACCGTCATTACTTGTTGTAATAGATACGTTTGCAGTAGACAAAGAACCAGATGGATTATTAAGCGTAATTCTACGAACAATCACCCCACCTGAACTTGCTGCTGATGCACCTTTAGTCATACCACCATTTAATAACGGAATAGTAACTACTGCGTTACCAGCCGTGTTAAGTTGAGTAGCAGTAACAACACCAATACGACCATTCCCGAAACTATCTAGGTAGAACTGTGAGACTGAATCTGGATTAGCCATTTATTGCTCCTTATTGGTTGTAAGTGCCAGAAGCAGCTTGACCACCGTTAACAGTTAACAATGTGACGTTTGCAGCAGTAGAACTGTTGTTAAACCGAATGTTTACACCGTCAGAGAACAATGTACCACCTACACCAGCAGCAATGAATGTAGTCCATGTAGAACCATTATCAGGTGTTGCTTGTACGTTAATATTTGTTGACGGAATTAAAACATAGAGTCCAGCAGGTACTAATGCTGTTGTTGTGCCACCAACCGCTACTGTTGTTGTTTGTAAATAAGCACCGGGGGTATTACTACCGGCACCAGCTAATATGATTTTCTGTAAACTTAATGACATGGTTAATCTCCTTAAATGTTGAGTGAGTTATAGCCAGTCACCTTGGTCATAGATTTTGGTTTTGTGCTTACCAATTCGGCAATCATCAATACCGCACCTACATAACCAATCTGCCAGTTAGGAAGAGTAGACTCAAATCCTGTGAATACAAATGAACCTTGGTCATGGATATACAGACTGAGGTAGTTTGAATTCAAGAAGTACATTGTACCTTCTGGGCAATATGGGTCTGGATAAATTGGAACACCAGCAACCATTAACGCTCTGAAAGCAGCTTGAGGACCATTGGAGTCGCTATCAAATCCGTTACCCGGAGTAATGACGTACTGTTCTTGACCCACGTAATCTTGTGCTAAGAGTGTCCATGTACCAAATCCGCATACACCAAATGTCGGTACTTCTGCACCGTTTTTGACTGTACCAGAAATATACTGGAGTACGTTTTGCCGTGTTGGGTTGACGTTACCAGCAGCGTATTGCTTAGACTTCCACCATGTATAGGTATTACGGTTGATGTTACCGTAAGTTGCTGTACCAGTTCCATCATCCACCGCAGCGGGTAAACCAATAAATTGTTGTGTATTGGTTGTGTTGTTGTACAAAGCAGTTGCCATTGCATCCATCATCACGTTAGTCGCATCGTTCATACGAGCTTCAATGAGAGGGATAATTGCATGGTCTTGCTGTACAGCACCTTCCATACCGAGGAACGGTACAGGTGCAATCATCAATTTTAAGTTAAATTCAGCATTGTAAGCACCTTGTTGTACTGACGGCTGGTTAAAAGAACCAGAATAGTCAGACCACTGTGCATTTACAAACTGTGAACCCTGAACGGGTACGGTTACTTGGGACACACCACCGGTGGCTTGTTGACTATTTGCAATCAAAGCTGCCATCAGGGGAGTGCTGTTATAAAGCTGGACAACCAATTTAGGAATAAAAGCACGTCTTGTAACGTAAGTTAATTCCGTATATTGCGAGGTACCAGCTGCAGGTAAAATACCGCCACCTATAGCCATAATGCTCTCCTATAAAAATTCAACAAAATGCCTTGATGTTATCGCAGCTACCACCCCCGTGTACTACATCAGAACCCAATCGGTTTATTTTTCCTGAGTTCTGCTAATGCTTCGTGTGCAACATCTCTTGCCGTACCAACTGGGTTTTTAGAAAAACGACTTAAATCCCACCCTTGGTTTTTAGCAACATTCGAATGAAACTGAGATGGAGTCGGTGCTGCTGCTTGTTGCATCCATGCCCAGTGACGTGCTGCTGCTTCGTGATTAGTAATACCTTCTTCAAGCATTACTTTTTCAATTGCTGCAACATCATCGTCTGATTTTGCTAATCCTTTTCGCATCAAATTAGTTCTACGTTTTTCTAAATCATCCAGAGCATCTCTTTCTCTGAGTTTATTGCGAATCTCATCATTTTCTTTTTGCATCTTATAGATGGCAGAATTTGTAGACTCTTCAATTTCAATCTCAGGAATATTAATATCTGGATTGACTTCTTTAGTTAAACGTAAAAACGCTTTACGGGTTTTTGGATTGTCAGCCAATTTCTTGGACAACTCAGCCAATGAATCCCGTTCTTCAAAACTTAAATTTTCTAATGACATACGTACCCCCTACTTTAATTAAATTACTTTCTTGCCGTCACCGGGAGGAACAATTTTCATCTGATTATTCTCTGCTGTTTTCTTAGCAGAATCTAATCCACCAAAACGTGAGTAACGTGGTGTGTTGATGATTTGACCATTCTTCTGATTGTCGTCAAGCGGTCTACGTGGTTGACCGGCTCCTTTTGGTTTAAATAAATCCATGATTCTATCCTTTACATTGGTTGTGGACCTGCACCACCCGGAGGAGGAGCAGTTGGAACTGGTGGTGGAGGCATACCGCCTCCGGCTGGACCTGCCATTGGCGGAGTACCCATCGCATCAGGTCCTACACCTTTTGGTAGGGATTGTAACATCTGTAATATTTCAGATTGTTGCAATTCGTTTGTTTTGCCTTTACGTTGACCAATTACACCGGTAAGCGCACGTATAGCAGCTAATGCTTTTTGACCTTCCTCGGATTCGGACCCAAGGCTAGGTAACGATTGTTCAATTAAGTCCATCGCCATTGACAAATTAATCATTGCACCTTCTTTAGAACCCATCTTTGGTTCAGGTGTAGACATGGGTGCAGCCATTGGTGGTGTGCTTGTATCTGACATATTGTCAGTCGGCATCGGACTTGGAATAGGTGCAGGAGTCTCAGGTTTTTTACCTCTGCTCATTAACTCCATCAATTTGTCTTGGGATGCAGCCATAATTAATTCCTATCAAGTTACAAGAAAGATTAAACCTTTCTATCAGTTTGTCAAGTGGGGGATATATTTCTATTCCCTCCCCCATGGGAGGTTTACTGATAAGCACCAGCAATTCCAAAGGAATTACTTACGTGACTTACGACCTTTACGAGCTTTACGCATCTTCATCTCCTTTTAGAGGCAGCGACCTATTTAGGGCAAGGAAGCCACAGCCCTTTCCTTCTCACGGGAAACTTGTACTACCCCCGACCATATTCTCTTGCAGGGCGCCCACCCATCGGACGTCCAGATGTTCTAATACTTGTATTTTTGTATTGTAAATTCGGACCCATATTTTTATCAAGACTCCCTGCCGATACTCTCGGTTGGTCTGCTCTTGGTTGTACGTTTCCTTTAGTTGCCATTTACATTACCTTCAATTCCGGTTTACTTTTTTCTTTAGGAGCAGGTTGCTTACTTTCTTTAGCACTCTGTTGTTTTTCTTCCAAAGTTTTCAAGCGTTCTTTGAGTAATTGTTTCATTGGTGGCTCTAGTAAGTCAAGCAAAGATTCTTTATCAATTGCTTGTGC